CCGTCAATCGCGTTGTAGTCGTTCATCAATGAAAGTGTGACAGAGTTGTCGATCAATCCTGATACGCGGGTCACTGCGCCACCACTGCCGAACGAAGTTGTTGGAACCTCTGCTGCTGAGGTACTTAACGTAATTGCAGCCACGCTTGAGGTGATATCTGTGCCATTCAAAGAAACATTTGAGTTGAGAAGGACTAACTTTGCCATGATTATTTATCTCCTGCCGTTTCGGCTTTCGAGGTTGATTTATCTGCGACCAAGACAATGCGACCCGATTGCACTAATGAGTCTAGATGATCAACATCAGCCTCATCAATAGTGGCTGGATATTGTTTATCAAGAACAGTGAAGCCCTCAACTACTTGATACTTTGCCATGACCTAAGCGTACACCACGACCCGAAAGTCAACAGTCAGGTAGGTGGTGTCGTTCGCGTCAACGGTTGAGATGTTGGATGCCTCTTCAACAATCAAGGTTTGGGCGTATCCGCCGAGTGTCTGGTCGCCTTCAATGGCGGCACGAATCCCGCTGTCGTAAGACAGATAAGTGTCGAGTAGGTTCTGCGATGTGCGTTCAGCTGCTCGTCCGACGATCACACTGACGGTGAAGACATGTGTGACAAGTCCTCTGCCCATCGCGCCGTGGTAGGTGATTGATTCAAGTGTCGGCCATGCGAGACCGCCGATTGAAGGGTTGACCTGGTCGGGTTGTTGTGCGAATGCGCGAAGGTTCGTGATTGTTGCGAGACGGGTCTGCAATCCTGTTTTGAGTTCGGTGACTGTTGCGGTCATGCAAACATTCGCATTCGGCGATATGGCTCGACAAGTTGTGCGACATCTGGGTCGAGTGCGCGTGTCACTCGTATCGCACCCAAGTCTCCGAAGCCGGCAACGCCGAGCGGTGAATCGTAACGTTTGAAGATTCTTGATGCCTGAATGATCACCGCTTGTGTAATCGGTTCAGGCACAGCAGGCCAACCATAAACCGCGGTGAGTTGCACCAATGCTTCTGAACCGTAGTTCGCGTTCAAGGTTGGGAAGAGGTAGTCGCCGACTGCGCGGATGCGTGTGTACGGAACAGTCAAGCCGTCAAGGATTCCGTTGACTGGTTCTAGTTGATAATCGGTTCGAGTGAATGTGACATCGAAGTTGCCGTCAGCCTGTGTTGAAGTTTTGAGTGTCAGTGCAGTCCCAGCGATGTCATCAATCTCGCACACAAACTCGTCACCAGCGGTGAACACTCTGGTTGTCGCGGATCCATATTGCCAGAACTGTCGGTTGGCGTAGCCATCAATCAGTCGACTGGCAGCTCCGGCACAGTTGTCAATCAGTTCGTCGTCTTGTGTGTCGGCTGTACCGATTCGAAGTGCAGCCTTAATTTGGTTGCGTGTGGCGTAGCCGTTAGTGATTGCCATAGTTCCTTATCTTACTTCAATATCAATGGTGGGAACTCTACACCAGGCACAACTTCATGTTCACGCAAGATCGCCCGCATCTGCTCACACTCAAGTTCGCCGTTCGCCTGCGGTGCAATCGAATATGAATCTGTTCGGCGAATATGATCGCCACACGGATTGCCTCTGAACGCAACTTTGTAGCCAAGTTTCTTAATCTCCATCCACTGAATCCAATCATTCCAAACGACTTTTCGGTACGGGATTGACCAGAGAACTGACCGACGAATCAAGGTTCCGCCAAGCATCGGGTTGTGAGATACATGAAGAATCTGATTGAAGGCTTCTTCGGTTGCAGTCCAAACTTGTCCATCTTGCATCCACGGATTAGAAATAATCTTCACATCATCATCAACATCGGTCAGACCGTCTAACGCGTCAGGGAACCAGATGTCATCCATCCCGACTGGCATCACCCAGTCGGAGTTCGCCGCGAACATTGTGTCATTCCAACTATTCCACTTGTGATGCGGTTGAACAATTTCGTGCCAATGCTTAGGCAGATTCAAAGCCACAGGCGAAGACACAATCACCTCATCAGGTTCAGTGTTCAACTTCTCCATCTGTTCAATGAACTGTCCGCCGAACCGATCCCAGAAGTCACCCCAAACTGTTACACAAACCGCAATGCTCATGTCAATCCCAGCTCAGATCGAGTCGGCGTTGCAGATCCCATTGACCTGCATCAAGTCTCGCGTTGCGAAGTTTGAACAGTTCAAGATTCGATGCGAAAGTTTGCGCGTTCTTGCCTTGCAACGCCACATCTGACAGGAGTGTTGACGAGTTGTCGTGCATGATGATGTCTTGTGACTTGCGAATTGTTTTGCCCATCCGCACAGCGCGACGCTCATAATCGTTGTCTTCAAAGTATGCGGGATGGAATGATTCGCAGAACAGTCCGACATCTTTCACAACTTCGGATCCGATCCACGCGCAAGCCCACTCTGGTGAACCAGTTAGATGAATCTCATCTCGGTCGCATCCGTTCCAGAACTGTTCAAGTTTGTCTGGTAAGAACCAGGCGTCCGAGTTGAGAAGAATCCAACCCGATGCGAACGGTGTCATCTTGATACCAAGATTCCATGATGTCGCAACACCAAGGTTGCTAGGCATGTTCATGATGTAGGTTTTGCCGTGACGACTGTTGCGTGGCATCATCAAACAGTCCTCTTCGATCTTGCCTCCGTTGTCGATGATGATGATCTTCTCGACTGGGAAGTCGAGCGAATCAATGCACCGTTCAAGTAGGTCGTATCGGTTGAGAACTGGGATGATTACGACCGGCACCATGCGGACAACTCCTTCATTGTTGGCTTCCAATGCTGTTCAAATACTGTGTCGGCTCCGTACCCTCGGGCATGGGTGATCGCCTGCTCAGAACGCCCTCTAGGCGCGTCATACGCCGATTTGAGAGCGTTCACGATGTCAGGTACTGACGGTGTGAAGAACCACGACTTCTGAGCCGCATCCCACCATGGCTGACCTTCAACCGTCCAGCCGTCGCCGACCAGCTCAGGTTGTGCGGTGAAGTTTGAGACGATCACTCGACATCCACACGCTTGCGCTTCAATGACTGGAATGCCGAACCCTTCACCCATCGAGCAAGCCAACAGAACATCTGACGCCGTGTACATCGCAGCCATCAGGTTCTGTGGCATACCGTGCCGATATGCGTACTGGTCGACGATCTTGTACTTGTCTGAACTGACTCCGCAAGCGTCAAGAAGTTGAATCAGATTGATACCAGACATCGCACCCATCGGTTCGGTGTAGAGATACAGAACCGCATCAGGATGATCTTTCGCAAAGATTGAATACGCGAGCAAGTTCTCTGCCCATGCCTTACGCGCAGGTTGACTGCCTTTGTTCGTTGCGACCATCGAGATGACGAATCTGTCTTCTTCCCATCCCATAAACTTACGGCCAGTCATCTTGCCACCATCCGCCAACGCGACAGTCTCAGTCGGTTTGAATACAGGTTCAATCGCGTGAGGAACATAAAGATGATCGATGCCTGCGATGTTCAACATTCGTGAACCAAACTTCGACATCGCGATCGGTTTCACATTCTCACGCGCACACCACTCCAACACATCTGGCGGTGCAGGCTGATGATCAATCGGAACCCATGACGCGATGTTCTTCAACTCTTTCAACGAATCCGACTTCAACACCCACACATCAAACAAAGTCATCAACAATGTTGGTGTTGAAAGATCTTGACTAGCCCATTCCATTGTGTGCGCAACCACAACATCGTCGCTGTATGTCGCGAGTCCTTGTGGATACATTTTGAAACCATTCCAAGTTGATACCGAACCCGCAAGTCCGTACATCGCGTGGACTGCTATTTGGTGGTCTTCTTTCGCGAGCCTTTGGATGACTTGCGCGGTTTGCTGTCCGTATCCGGTGGCAGCCCAAGGTGCGTTTGAATACCAGACGACTCTAAGTCGGTCGGGATTGGTTGGTCTGATATTTCCAAGTAGTGCGCTGCGCCCGCTCGGACTAATCTCTCCGCCAACGCTCCTGGCATCTCCACTGGTATGCCTTTTACTATTACTGTTTCCCACATGATCCTCCTAAGAATAGTGCAGGAATAGATAAAGCCTCGGCAAGTCCTGCACGACCGACCGAGGCTTAATCTTAGTCACAGCCCTTGCGGACTGCTATGTCTTTATTCGGATTAGTTCCTGATTATCAGGATGCGCCACCGATGAAGTATTTGACATGTGATGCTTGTGGCAAGTTGCCGTCAACACGCATTGTTGCGCGGAAGGTAACAAGACCAGTGTTGAATGCAAAGTCATCGCTTCGATCCAAACGGATGCCACCAACTTGGCGAACATAGTACGAAGGAAGGTGTCCGAAGATAACCGACTTCGCTGCTGTTCCTGTTGATGCCATTGCTGGGTTCTCGAATACTGGGTATCCGAGGAGCAAGTCTTGCGCATCGGCGTTGAGTGCTGGTGCGAACACATAGTTGCCTGCTGTGTCCTTGAGAGAGCGCATCTTCGCGATTGAAGACGAGTTCATCTGGAAGCCTGAACCAGCCAAACGACGACCTGCTGTGTCTACCGAGTAGACGAGGCTGATCAAGTTGTCTGCTGTGAACTGACCGGTTGTTGCTGTTGCACCGGTGATACCAGAACCTGCTGCTGCGACGATACCTTTTGGTGCGCTTGAGCCTGAACCAGTTGTCAACGCATCGTTAACTCGGAAGCCAAGTTCGTTGCCGACCTGTGTTGCCAAGAATGACAAGATGTCAACACCACTGTCTTCAATCAACTCGGTTGAGAGTTGTACGAGGAATGAATACTTGTATGCACCCAAAGTGATGAACGAGTTGAAGATTGGATCCGACTCAGTGATTGATGCGCCTTCGCCAATGATTGCCGCAGTTGAATACTGGGCAAGCGATGGAATCTGAAGGTTCTCACCTGATGCTGTGTTCAACACAGTTGAAGTTGTGAGCATCGGACCAACGTGACGAGCAAGCATGATCACTTGGTCGTAGAACGAAGTCGGTACTGGTGAACCAGCCGAGGACTTTAGAACATCGCGCTTCTCAAACGAATGCGAACGAACTTCGCCTTTTGCCATTGAGCGGATGACTTCTGCATCTGAACGAACACCGCGTGGAGCGTCAGCGACAGGACGAACCTGATCTGCCATCTCGCGTGTTGCTGCATCCAAACGAAGTTCACGAGCCTCATCGGCACGCATCTTCTCGATTGTTGCTTGACGATCCTCAAGTTCTTTGCTGATCTTCTCGTATGTCTGTGTTTCTTCTGCTGTCAAGTCGCGCTTCTCAGCGGTTGCAACATCAAGAATCTTCTTTGCGGCTTCCCACGCTGTTGCGCGTTGTGCCATTTGTTGTTCAATAAATTGTTTCATGGTTTCCTCGTGTGTAGTTGTGATTGGATATGCGAATCTAGTTGTCTTCCGATTGTAGCGGAACGCTTACCAATCTCTAGTCGTAGCGGAACGCTTACCGACAAGAAGAACTATAGACGAGAAGTTAGAACGATTTCAACAGTTCAAGATGTTTTGCAAGAATGTTCACGGAGGCAG